TCATGCTGCCGATCGGGCTCGAGGTCGTTTCGATCGGCTACCCTGATCGCGAATGGACTGCTGCAGCTCGTCCAACGTCTGAACACCCAGGTGCAGCGACGTGGTCCCGTCGAACCGTTGCCACCATTTGACGCCGGGCACCAGGATCGGCAGTCGATACCGCGGGGCCAGGTGGTTGACCTGGATGTCCCGCACGAAGGTGATGAACGATTCGACCGACGGCCAAAGGGACGCCGCGATCACCTTGTTGAGGAGCGGGACGATCTCGGTCAGCCAACGGCTCTGGTCCGTCGCCCGGTCGGCGTCGTCGGGCACCCACAGATTGCCGCTGAAACCGACCTCGAGGCGGATCGCCGAAGCCTCCGCGGCTGCCTCGCCCTCGATCGTGATCCGGTGTCCATCGGCGTTCATGCCGCCGGCGTTGATCCAGTTGGCCAGGTTCGCCGGACCGAGCAGGTAGCGCAGCGCGCCGGCCGTGGCTCGGGTCCTACCCGCCCGATCCTTGAAGTCGATCCAGAACGCCTCCGGGGCGCCACCCTCGTCGTGCGGGTACCAGCCCGGGAACGGCGGCCGGCCGCGATGCAGCCAAGCCAGACGGTGACGATCGCCAGACAGGCCGATTGTCCAGTTGAACCGGCGCTTCGCCTGATCCTCGATATCGTCGAGCCACTCGGCGAACTCGCCAGGAGTGCCGACTTGGTGCGCAAGGGGCATGTCCTGCCCTCCCGTGTCATGGAGGCCGCAACAGCGGCCGAAATGGCGTTCCGGGGCCTGCCGAGACCTGGAATGACGGCCGACCGGCACAGCCTGGCGTCCGGCATCGCCCGCGGCGACCGACCAAATTGAAGTTCGGCCCATAGCGCCGGATCAGGTCGTCGACATCGACATTCCACGCGCCGCGACATCGGTCGCAGATGACCCTGAGCGACGATCCCCTGGCCTTGATCTTGGCCAGGGTGTCGTGCCCATCGAGCCAGATGCTGCGTCGTCGGCGCTTCATTCGCGCGACGCTATGTTCCCCGTTCGTTCCGCGCAACGAAAAAGACCCCGGCCAGAGACCGGGGTCGAGGATGCCGCTTGAGGAGAGCCTACGGTGCGGGGTCGGGGTCGGCGACCGGCAAGGATGGCGGATCCGCGAGCGCGAGGCCAAGCCATCTCGCGATCACCGGCACATGCAGGATGCCGGTAACCACCGCTCCCCACGATCCGACGAACAGGGCGAACTTGGCATCCTCCATCGCCGGCAGATGCCCGGTGAGATCGACGGTCATAACGACGGCGGTCGCCAGGGCCGTTCCCCAGGTCGCCTTCTTGCCCATGCTTTCGATCAACGGGTTCATTTCTGCGCCTCCGGAATCGCAGACGTGAGCACCGCGGCGTGGCGCTCCATGGCTGCCAGATTGTCGTCGAACCGCCGCAAGGCCGACTTGATCGCGTCGGCCTCCGTCCTGGTGCCGGCGTCGATCTTCGCTGCCATCACGGCGACGTCGTGGCCCATCGTTCCGAAGATCAGGCCCCCGTTGCCGAGGCCCAGCAGGAAGCGAAAAGAGGGCAGACCACCTGAGAAGGCGCCACTGAGCGCGGGGACACGGGCGCCGACCAGCGGCACCAGCGCGCGCTCGACCGCACGGGCAGCCAGGTAGTTGTCGATCGTCGGCCAGTCGTCATCCTGAGCGCCCACGCGCTTGACGACGACCTCGAGAGAAGCACGCAGGCTCTTCAGCCTCGCGATGGTGACGTCGAGGTCTCTGGTGTCGGTCGCCGTCCTGTCACGCGCCAGCTCGGAGACGATCGCGGCATAGCCGACGGTCGAGAAGGCGAGATGCTTGCCGACCGACTGCGCGCGTTCACCGACGGACACCAGCGAGCCGTCGCCGGTCGTCTGGCACGCGCCCAGAACCAGGGGCAGCAGCAGGGCAAGCGCCTGCAGTGGCGCGGTGATGCGCTTCATGGTGGTCTCCGTTGTGGTGATGATCGGGAGCCGACCACCGTGAGGGTCGGTCGCGCGACGAAGATGCAGAAGTGGGTCGGGTCGAGTATCAGTCGTTCCCGGCTGGCTTGCTCCCGCGCCTGATCTCACGGACGGCGAGATAGATCCGCAGCCCCAACAGCAGCGCCGTCATAGCGGCAATGATCAGCGCCAGGCCGGATTCAAGCCACTGAAGGCCCAGCACCGTCGAGGCTGCGGCGCCGGTCGCGATGACGACCTTGTCTTGGATCGGCTGTTCCTGCATGTGCTGCCCTCTCCCCAGAGGTCGTTGATCAGGATGGCGCGGGGGCGCCGCACGTCAGCACTGCCGCCGCCAGTAGAGCGGCCCGGATGATCAGGCGCATGGGCGCCTCCCGTGCTACGGTGTCGGCATGAGATGGATCGTCGCCCTATTTATCAACGCAGGGCTTGGCAGGCCCTACGATGGCGTCCGCCAGGTCGGGGCTTGTGCGATATGAAGACCGACGGAGAGGGCGGGCGGATGGTTTTGGAAGACGATAGCCAGGCGGTCATCGCTGCGGCGTGGCGCTGGGCCCGGTCGACGGCGGCTCTGCCGGGAGTCGGCGATGTCGATCTTGCGACCCTGCAGCGCCTGTTCGATATCACCGCCCGGTTCTGGCGCCAGGCCGGCGCCGATCCGTCGCAGGTTTTCCACTCCGTTCTGACGAGTGACGCGTATCGCCGGGCGCTCGATTCTACCGCGATCGGCAAGTTTCTGGGCACTGGCCTCAAGGCCTATGAGCCGGTCCACGAGCTGATCGCCGCCATCGGCCGTCGCCCTCCCGCTGAATCCGAAGCGATGGACTTCGGCTGTGGCGTCGGCCGCTTGACGGTCCATGCCGCCAAGCGCTTCGCCCGGGTCTACGGCGTCGACGTCTCCCGGGGCCACTTGGACGTCCTGGCCGACAACATCGGAACGACCGCCCCTGCCTTGGCGGGCCGGATCACCGGAGTCCATTTGCCGGACTTGGCAGCCCTACAGGCACTGCCGCAGGTCGACTACATCTTCTCGCTCATCACGCTGCAGCACTCGACGCCGCCGGTGATGGCCCACACCGTAACGGCTCTGCTCAATCGACTGGCGCCTGGCGGCGCAGCGGCGCTGCACGTGCCGATCCATCACCCGTTCTACAGCTTCGACGTGGAGTGCTACCTGGCGGACCCTGCCTCGGGCACCGCGATGGAGATGCACGTCCTGCCGCGCGAGGACCTGCGCGCGGCCGTCCTGCGCAGCGGCTGCCGGCTGCATGACAGCGTCGGTACGGGCATGGGCAAGGGAGTCTACACCGAGATCTTCCTGATCTCGCGCCCACCGGTCAGCTGATGTTCTGACCCCAGCCCGCCCCGAAGCCCGCCGGCACCGTGTGGGCGAACGTGCTGGCGCCGAAGTTGGCGGTGATCGAGTCGCCGCTGGTCTTCATCGTGCACGCCACCAGGAAGTCGGTCGCCAGCGCTGCCGTGACGGCCGAGAACGCCGGGCTGGTCTCGGTCGCCGGATCCGAGCTGCCGAACCAGCTGCCGTTCAGCCCGAAATAGATGTCGGCCACGTCGGCGCCGCCGCTCTGGTACAGCTTGAACGCCATCATGATCACGTCGCTGCCGGTGGCTGCCGAGCCGTAGGCCGAAGCGGTGCCGGCGTTTTCCTTGTATCCGTCCAGCCGCCAGGCGTAGCCGTAGGTGAGATCGCCCAGCTCTCCGTTCGGGGTCTGGTTGGTGTCGATCAGGCCGACCGCCAGGTCCGCGGCGGAGCTGGCGATGTTGGCGACCGTGAACTCGACATAGAAATACCCGGTGTCCCGGCCGGTCTGGGTTCTGGTCGCCTTGCCGCCGCCTGGCGTGGCGTTCATGGTCGCCGTCAGGTTGCCATTCGACAGCGTGATGTTCGCGTCGGTCCCCGCCGCGTTCCACACGTCGTATACCGGCGCCGCGGTCGCCGTTCCGGTCAGCGCCACTTCCACCGGGCTGGCGGCGTTGAACGCGGCGTGCTGCACCGACAGGGTGCCGCTCTTCTCGCCGGTCGTCGTCGGCGCGAACCGCACGGTGAAGCTGGCCGAGGCACCGGCCGCCAGGCTGAACGAGCGAGTGCCGACGATGCTGAACCCGGTCCCCGTGACCGACACCAGCCCGCTCAGCGTGCCGGTGCTGCTGGACTGGTTGGTCACGGTCAGGGTCTCGTCGGTGGTCGCCGTCACCTGGGTGTCGGCGAAGTCGATCGAGCTGGGGCTGACGGTGATCTGCAGGTTCTGGGTGATCGCCCCGGCCGACGGCCGACCCTTCAATTCGGTGACATCGAGCGTGATCGCCCAATACATCGGCTGCACGGATCGGTGCGCGACGTTACGGGTCAGCAGGCCATAGATCCACCAGCCCGCATAGGCGAGGGTGCCGGTGTCCCAATTCCGGAGCACCATGATCGGCGCATGCCGACCGATTGAGTTACCGATCGTCGTGTAGATGGCGTCCTTCTCCGTGGTGGACACAAGATCAAACGGAATGGACACCTCCCGAAACGACTGCTTGGCTGTGACGTTCATTCCGCCGCCGTCGGTCCTGGACTGCATAGACGGGTCGTTCCACGCGTCCTCGGCCCCGACTGAGACAGAGCGATCGAGGACCGTCGGATTCCCCGCGACCACCAGGCCGATCTCCAGCCAGTCCAGCGTCATGTCGATCGCCGTCACGCGCAAATACCGCGCCGTCTGGTCGCCCGGCAGCACCAGTATATCGTCGCTCTGCCCGCTGGTCGGAGTGATCGTGGTGCTGTAGGCGATCGTCGAGAAGTCCGAGGCCGTCGAAAGCTCGAGCAGGATCCGCCCGGCGGGCGTCAGGTTGTGGCCCAGCACCGCCAGCAGCCGGACCGTCTTGTTCGCCCCGAAATCGAAGCTGAACCGGGCCACCGGCGCCATCTTGCGGGTTCGGAACGGCCGGTCGGGGCGATAGTCGGTCAGCCTGTCCTTGTACGGCTCGTCGACGCCCAGGCCGCCGGCGGCATAGATCTGCCGCTGGAAGTCCAGGCTCAGCGTCACCGCATGGGTGGCCGTCACGGTCGCATCCAGGCAGTAGTTCTCGCTCAGGATAGCCGTCTGCTGCGTCATCGGGTCGCCCTCATGCAAACTGCCGGGCCGGCGTCGCCGGGGGCGTGCCGTACAGCGTCGACCGAACGCCGAGCTCGTCTACCGCCTCGATCCCCAGCACCTCGCCTCCCCCGGGCATCCCCGCCTGGTGCGCCTCCCACAGCGCGGTCGCCCGCCCGGTCGCGTCGGCGCCGTAGAGCCGCAGGTTCGCGTGCCATCCGGTGACCACGGCCACTCGGCCGTCCCGCTCCCGCGCCGGCGGCGAGACCGCGATGCGCCCTATCGGGTCGAACGCCCACCCCGCCCCCTGCATCGACTCCGGGCCACCCGCCCAGGTAACCCAGCTGAAACCGGCCAGACCCTGCGCCAGCGCCGAGGCCGAGCCGCTGCGCAGATAGACGTCGACGAACACGGTGTTCATGCGGTGGCCACCTCCATCAGGGCGCTCGGCAGGCGGAACGACAGCGCGATGTACCGTCGCAGATGTCCGCCGAGCTGCAACGTGCCGAGGTTCGAGGCCGCAAGGTAGGCGCTGTCTACGGCCGGCAGCCCTGCGCTGGTGTCGGTACCGGCGCTCGCGCCGTCGATCGCCAGTTCGACGTCGTCCTCGGCCCAGGCCGCAGCCACCGAGGTTGCATCGCCGTCGGTATACGACCCGTCGATCTGCGCCACCGAGCCCGAGGACTTGATCAGCGCCAGGCTCAGCGTGCCGGGCGCACCGCCGTCCCGGACGATGTCCACCCGCTCGCTGCCGGAATCGCCGTGCAGCGACATCAGGTAGAAGGTCTCGGCCGCCACGAACCGGCGCTGGAACGTGGCGATCACCGTCGTCGCGCTGCCACCGAGAGCAGCCGAGAACTTGGTCGAGGTCAGGGTCAGCGCATCGGCAGCCCTGGTGACGGCCGACCCGCCGGTAGCGGCCGCATAGCTGTCCGGCGCCTTCCTGTTGAGCAGGATCTGCGACCCCCAGGCCAGCACGCTCTCCGGCGTGCCGGCGGGCGTGTACGTCTGATTCCCGGAAGCGTCGAGGACATAGACAATTGCCGTCACACCGACACCGTTCGACGTGGCGGTATGGTTGACGCTCATCCAGGCACGATAGATGCCGCCGCCGACGTCCTGCAGCCCGAGGCCGTTGAGAACGCCGCTGTTGAGCGCCGAGCCGGCGGTGATGGTCTCGGCCGAAAGGTCGATCGTCGCGTAATAGCCGATATTGTGGGTGTCCGAGATCACCCGCAGCTCGACCTTGGAAGTGGTATCGCCGGCCTTCAGGAAGAGCGACGTCACGCTGTCGTATGGGCTCGAAATCGCCCCGCGCCTGGACCTGAACGTGTGGATAGCGCTGCCGCCGGTGGCGGTCGCCTCGTCCATGGTGGTCGCGCCGTCCGGTGCGGCCGCCTGGTCCGCAGTGATCGAAACGTCGGAGAGCGCCGCGCCGGTCGAGAGATCGTTTGCGTAGTCGAGCGCCTCGGATCGGGTCCACTCGTTCGTCGCGGCACGCTCCAGCAGCGCCCCGAGGACCGCGTTGCCGGCGCCGGGGTCATGGTCGATCCGCAGTCCGCCGGAAGCGGCCGACTGCAGCACGCCGTCTGCATCGAAGTAGGCTGCGGCCGACGCGCGCGCGAAGATCGTCGCGCCGTCCAGCCCGACGATCGAGAGATTGGCCATTCCCGTGTCTCCTAGCCGTAGGCCGTGATCTCGGCCAGCCGCGTCAGCGGATCGTGCCTGATGGCCACGATCCGGAGGGCCCGGCCTACCGACGCGCTCGATGCCCCGCCGATCGGCGGGGCATCCGGGTGCTCGATCCATGCCTGCTGGCCCAACGTTACGCTGCCGGGCGCCGCCTCGACGGTGAAGGCGAACGGCTCGCGCCCGCCGGCCAGCAGCCCGATCCGCCTGACCGCTTCGGCGGCCGCCGCAGCGGCACCGCGGAGGCCGGTCGGGTGATCCGACGCGGTCGACGCCGGACGGCCCGTCCTGGTCGCCTCGTCGCTCGCCGACGACCAGCGGTATTCGGTGGTCAGGAAGTCCGCCCTGCCCTGGTCGATCGCCACGCCGGCGATATCGGTCTCGGCAGCCGGGCTCCAGTTCCGGTCGTAGCCGAGCCTAACGGTGTGGGGCGGCGGGTCGGCGGTCAGCCGGCGCAGGCCCTCGATCTCGGGCTCCCGGAACACGTGGTCGCAGTCGTCCTCGTCGGTCGCGGTCGGCGCCGACAGCAGCGCCACGCTCAGCAGCCCGGCCCCGGTCGACGTGCGGAACGCACCGACGCTGCCCAGCACGGCCCGCAGCACATCGTCGGCCCGACCTCCCGACGGCACCACCCAGCCGACGGTCTGGGTGCAGGCCGTGTCCAGCGCGTCGAAGGCGTCGCTATCGACCGTAATGCCGGCCTGCACCGCCGTCGCCGCCGCCACCAGCTGCGCCAGGCCGGCGGCGGTGCTGCTGGCCCCGGTGGCGGCCTCGGCCCGCACGTCGGCGGTCAGCTGCCCCTGCGGGTTCCCGCGATAGCGCAGCAGGCCGGTCGACTTGTCGGTCTTGACCTTGCCGCTGGTGATGGTGGCGGCCCCGAGGGCGGTGGTGTCGCCCTCGATCTCCAGGGTCGCGGCCTTGTCGTAGGCCGCCAGCGCCTCGACCTCGATGGTCGTGCCGCACCACTCGACGTCGCCGACCTGCCAGATCCCCAGCGCCCGGTCGACCGGCGTGCACGCGACATTCAGCGGCCGGCCCAGGACGATCTGCTTCAGGGTGCCGGCCAGGTCGTCGGTGCCCCCATAGCTGCCACTGCCGTCGTACTCGTTCGGCTGGATCTCCACGTCGAGTGCGCCCAGCACGTCCTCGCAGGCCAGCTCGAACTTCCCGTTCTCCCAGCCGATGCCGGTGATCACGCCGGTGAAGATCGGAGTGTGACCGGCCAGGGTCGTCAGGCTGTCCAGGCCCCACCACAGCTCGACCGTGTGGCCTTCCCACCAGTATCCCCGCCACGCCGCCAGCGCGCCGGCCTGGCCGACCGCAGCCAGATGGTCGGCAACGGCCAAAGTCACGCCGGCACGATCGCCGCCGCCCCAGGCGCCGTCCAGGTTCTCGATGACGACCGACCGCTCGATCGCCGACACGGTCGACAGGTGCGGCTCGTAGACCTCGTCGTCGTCGGCGTCGTCGATCCAGGGGATGGTTCCGATCCGGGCGGTCACCGTGGCCTCGGCCACCGGGTCCCAGGCCGTCAGCCGGGCCAGCACGTGGCCGGTCTTGCGCGGATCCACGGCCTCAGCCCCCGACCCGCAGGCGACCGCGCATGATGCCCGAAGACTGGATCTGCCGCGCCAGCCCCTCGACCCGGGCCTCGGACCGCGCCATGTCGGCGCGCAGGCCGGCCATGTCCGACCGCAGTCCGCGCAGCTCGGCCACCACGCCCCGGTCGTTCGCTGCCGGTGCCGCGCGCACGCCCAGCCGGCCGCCGATCCGCTCCAGCGGCATGATCGCCTCCGGTCCGGCCTCGCCCAGCACGCCCAGGCCGCCGCCCATGCCGAACAGGGTGGGGCGGTCGAAGATGTCGCCGTTGCCGTACAGGTTCACCGGCACGCCGTTGACGAACACGCCGCCGGACGCGAAGCCGAGCGCCCGCACGATCGCATCGACCGCCGGGTTCTGATCGCGCAGCGCGTTCAGCTGGCCCTGCCCGAAGCCCGTCGGGGTCGGCAGCCCGACTGCCGCCAGGGCGTTGTAGATGTTCCGGTTTCGGTCCGGATTGCGCCCGAAGTCGAAGCCGCCGGCGGCCGCCGTGTCGGACGGCGTGCCGCTCAGCCCGCCCAGCGCGCCGATCTGCTCGTCGATCGACTTTAGCACGCCCAGCTGCTGCTCCTCGATCGACTCCTGCCGCGACGCGGTCGACGCCAGCGCCGCCTGGACCCGGTTGAACTCATCCTGGTACCCGGCCGAGCTGGCGTAGTAATCGCGCGCCGCCTCCAGCAGGGTCTGCGACAGGTCCGGCAGCCGCTGGATCGCGTCCTGGCTCTCGGCGTCGTTCGGCGTGCCGTCGTTGGCTAGGTCGAACGCCGCCTGGAACTGCCGGCGGGCCTCGTTCAACCGGTCCAGCGGTGACAGCGGCGACAGGTTCGGGTCGACCAGCAGCCCGGCCGCCGCCTGGCGCAGCCGCCGGGCATTGTCGTTCGCGGCCTTGGCGAACGCGTCGGTCTCGCCGCGCAGGTCCTGTAGGCCCGCCAGCTCGTCCTGGCGCACCGCCGCCAGGGCCTGCTCGTTCAGGATCGTGGTGATGATGGCGCGTGCGCCGTCGTCCACGATCTGGCCGGAATTGAGGATGTTGTTCAGGTCCGCCAGCGACGCGCCACCCAACGACTGCCGGATCTGCGCCTCGAACAGCCCCTGGACGGGGTTCGAGCGGTCCTGCGGATACTGGATGCCCAGGGCCGCCGCATCGCTGAGGTTCACGTCGCGGGCGTCGACGAATCCCTGGATCGTGTTGATCACCCCCAGCCCGTTGGCGGCGTTGGTCTGCGCCTGGATGCTGTCGTTGAAGTCCTTCTGCAGGCTGGCCTGCAGGGCGTCGGTCGCGTCGGCGATCACCTGGGTGGTGTCGATCAGCGAGGCGTTCAGCTCGGGGAATGCGGTGTTCGCGGCCTCGATCTGGTCGTTGACGTCCTCAATCGTGCCCTTCAGCGCATCCAGGCGGGCGTTGCCGGTCTCCAGCGCCTGGGCGAACGGGCCCTTGAGCGCCGGGTCCCACTCGCCGGTGATCTGCTGGACGAGCTGGTCGATGCTGCCGGTGGCGATCTCGGTGGCGAGCCCGACCCGCTCCAAGTTGGCGGCGTAGTTGTCCGACTTCGCCGTGACCTCTTCGCTGGTGCCGATGATCCGGTCGAACACCCGCGCGCCAGGCGCCGCCATGGCCGCGTCGTAGCCGGCGTCGCCGGGGTTCAGATAGCGCTCATCCTCGCCGCGGGTGCCGACCAGGACACTCTTGACGGCCTTCCGTTCGCCGACCTGCTTGGTCACTTCGGCCGGGAACAGCTCCAGAGCCTTCGACAGGCTGTCGACGACAGGCTGCCCGTTCTGCTCGACCCAAGTCCGCGCCGCATCCTGAGTCGCCACCGTCGACTGCGCCAGCGCCAGGGTGTTGGCGTCGACACCCTGTCCGAGATCATCCAGTGCCTTGCCAAGCCGCTCGAAGTGGTCGGCGAACTCGAGGTCGGCCAGCAGCCCTTCGGTCGTGGTTGCCGCGGTGTTTGCCGCAGCCTCGGCCAGCGTGGCGCTGTCGAACTTGAACGCCTCCTGGACCGCGAACTTCAACGCCTCGAAGATCGCCCGTTCCTGGCTCTGCCCCTCGGCGACGCGCTTCTCCGCCTCGCCGCGGATGAAGGCGTTGACCTCGAAACCCTGCGACCGGCCGCTGCCGCTCTCCGGGCCCTGGTAGTTCGCGACCCGGAACCGCAGCGATTCCTCTATCGTCGCGCTGAACCGGTCGGCTGAGTCGGCGATCAGGTCGGCGATAGCCTCGGCAATCGGGCGCAGGGACTCGCCGTTGCCGCCGTTGTCGGCAGTGAACGGATCGATCCCGGCGACGTCGAACGCCTTGCGGTGGCCGAGACCGGGGCTGAAGTCGGCGATACCGACCGGCCCAACGCTTGGATTCCCGCCGAACAGCGAGGGACCGAGGATCGACAGCAGGGCGAGACCGATACCGATATAGGGCAGCGCGGCACCCAGGCTGGCGCCGAGACCGGTCAGACCGCCGGACGCAGCCAAGGAACCGCCGGCCGTCGCAGCGCCGATAGCGCCGCCGGAGGATGCCGTCGCGCCACCAGCCACCGTTCCGAAACCGCCCAGCGGGCCCGTGGCTGCCAGCCCGCCCGATACCGTGGAGGCCACCCCGGCCGGGACCGCGCCGCCCGCAAAGAACATCCCCGGCGCCGTCGCCAGCGTGCCGGCCCCGTAGGACAGCCCCAACGACTGCCCGAGACCGGACATCGCGAAGTTGTTGAACAGCCCGTCCGTCGGAATCAGGTTCGTGATGCTCGACAGCGGGTTGCCGCTGCCGAACAGCCCGCTGCCGGCCGCCGACTGAGCCACCCCCGCAGCCTGTCCGGACAGCCCGAACAGGCCCGGCACGCCGCCGACCACCTGCGTCGCGATCGGGATCACGATCTGCTGGGTCGCCGCAGCGGCCAGCACGTTCGCCAGCGCGCGCAGGATGGTGTCTTCGAAGAACTCAGCGAAGTCGACGGTCTCGCCCTTGAGGGTCTTGAAGAACGAGTCGCCCAACGCCTGTTCCGAGAACTCGCCGATCCGGTCGATGACCTTCTCGTATGCCTTGGCGGCCTCCTCGGCGGCCTTCTTCTGTTCCGCCGCCAGCTTCTTGGCCTGCGCCTCCGCCTCCTTCTGGGCGTCGGTGATGCCCTCGATGGCGCGCTTTTCCTCGTTCCGTCGCTGGATCAGTTCGCGGATCAGGTCAGCTTCGAGCCCGTCCTGGTCGAGCTTGAGCTTCTGGATGATCTGGTCGGCCTCGCGGGCATCCTTGACCGCGTTGATCGCCTCTTCGCCCTGGCCATAGGCTTGCCGGAGATTCTGCTGGTAGCGCAGTTCTTCCTGCAGGCCCTCAATCGTGTCGGCCCGCTGGTCGGCGAGGGCGGCGGCGGCCTTATCGACCTTGCTGATCCCGTCGCCGGTGTTGATCAGCTCCTTCTGGGTCGCGGTCGCGGTGCCGGCCAGGACCGCCATATTGGCGTCGAGCAGCCGCAGCTTGTCGGCAAGCTCTGCCGACTTGGTAGCCGGGTCGGCCAGCGCCAGAGCCGCCTTGCGGGCCGCGTCGGAGAACGGGCCGCCCTGCTGTGCCACCTTGTCGAGCGCGACGGCAAGCCGGCCGGCCGCCTCGATATCGTCAGGCGCCGCGCGACGGAACTCGTCGAGCGCCCGGACCATCTCGAGCACGCTTTCCGGCTGCTGGCCCATCGGCATCTGCGTGCCGACCTCGGACATGCGCCGCGACAGCTCGGCCGCATCGTCCAACTCGTCGAGCAGGCCGCCGAGCGCCGCGCGCTGATCGGCGATCGCCTCGACGACCTGGTTCCGCGCCGCGGTCAGGCGCAGGCGCTCGACCTCGCGCATCGTGTCCGAGAGGCTGGCATAGTGCCTGGTCAGGTCCTGGACGCTGGTCGACTCTTCGTCGAACCCGCTACGCAGGGTGCGCCCGGAGGCGATGGCCTGCTGAAGGTTGCGGTCCACGGCTCCGACGGCGGCGTCATACGACTTGACGGCCTTCTCAGCCGCAGATGCGCCATCGCCCATATCGAAGAGCATCACCGCCAGCGCGCCGACCACGGCACCGGCAGCACCGAGAATCGCCCCCCATGGCCCGAACATCGAGATGAACTGCGTGCCCTGCTGAATCAGGGGCCGAATGATGCCTTGCCCGCTGGCGAGCTGCGTGAAGAAGTCGCCGACCTGATACCCCGCCTGCTGTGCGACCGTGCCGAACTGGCGATAGTGCGCGGCGCCAGTAGCAACCGACCGAGCGGCGTTGTCGTTCGCTGTAGACACCCCGGACAGTTGCCGCCGGAGTTGACCGAGTACCCGGATCTTCTCTTCCTCGGTGCTGACACCCTGCCTGATCGCCCGGTCGAGCACCTGCTCGGCCCGGGCCAGTCTCTGGATTGCCGCCTCGGTCGGGTCGGTCTGGGCTTTCAGTCGATTGAGGGCGCTGGCCGCGCTGGCCTGGGCCTTGTTCAGAACCTCGAAGCCGGAGGCGCTGACCTTGACCCCGGCCGACATCTTGTCGGCGCCGTCGGCCACGCGCTCCATCGAGCGCACCGCCGCATCGGCACCGGCCTGCGTCTTGTCGAGGATCGTGACTTCCTCGATGACCTGGTTCATCTCGACGGCCATGAAGCCTCCGCCAGCGACGGTTGTGCAGGTACGGGGCCGGCACTGCAGGTCGAACCGCCACACCTGGGGGCGGATGTCGCAGAGAAGCCGGCGACCTCACTCTGCCGCCGGCTTCTTCTCGGTCCTGAGCGGCCAGCTTTCGTCGTCGATGGCACGGACCATCCGAACAGCCCGCGCGATCTCGACCCGGTCTGTCTCGCCCTCGACGTCGCGCATCCACTGGATGATCGCCCCGGAAGGGATCGAGCCGGCCGACATACCGACCGGCCGGTCCGCATCGGTGCCGACGAATGCCCGCCAGTAGCGGAGGATCCAGGGATTCAGGTCGGGCGGGTCGGCGAGGTGCTCGGGAACATCCTCACCGATCTCGATGTGCGCCCTGATCAGCTCTTCGGCTTGCCGCCCCCAGCCGAACCGCCAGCGGGCGTACTCGCGGAGTTTTTTTCCGTCGCCTCGTCGGCCGCGGCCTGGAAGTTCGCCTCGTCGAGCGCGATCTGGAGCATCTTGCCCCGGAACGCCTTGAACTTCGGCTTCACCAGCAGCGCCGCGAACCGCTTCTGATCCTCGGCGCTCGACAGGTCGACATCGATCGCCTTGCCGTCGTCGGTGAAGCCGACGAACTCCGTCACCAGGCCCTGCGCCAGCCAGTCGGCGTGGATGCGCGCCAGGATGTCGGCCGGGATCTCCTTCCAGGTTGCATAGGGCTTGTACAGGCGCTCGCGCACCTTCTGCGCCCGCTCCGAGCCGGCCGAGCGGATGCAGATGTGGGCGCCCTGGCCGAACTCGATGCGCTTGCCCTGCTCGTAGAGGTCGACGTCGACCGCGAATTCGCTGATGTCCATGATGCTGGTCCTTTCGCTGGATGCTGGGGGTGGCGGCCGGGTGCCCAGCAACACCCGGCCGCCCGTCACGCGCGTGACGTTCAGATCCCCGCCGGAGCGGGTGCTGGGGATGCCGCGGATCAGGCCGCCATGCGGTCGAGTTGGATCGAGCAGCCGTAGGTGCTGGACGGATCGGCCATGCCCTCGAACCGCGCCATCACGGGCTGGTTCGGTCCGCCGATGGTGATCGTGGAGGTGCCGAGCACCACGATCGGGATCGTGATGATGTAGGTGTTCCCCGCCGTGTCCGTGACGCGGTAGCTGAACTCCTTCTCCGTCTCGGCCTTGTAGGCGTCGTACAGGTCGTAGTCGGCGAAGTAGATCTCGGTCTGGATGCTCACGTTCAGGCCGCCGACGGACCCGACGCCCTGCGCGTCCGAGCTGCCGAGCGCGAACGCCAGGGCCGCACCGTCGCGGCTGATCGTGGTGTTCAGGTTCATGATCTTCGACGTCGTCGCCGTGCCGTCGATGTTAAGGCTCTGGAAGTGCCCGACCGTGTTCATCACCTTGGCCGTCGGCGCGGCGACCGGGTTCGAGCCGACCTCGGTGGCGGCCTTCGTCTCGTTCTTGCACAGCGCGTCGAGCGTGCCGCTGAAGAACTGGCCGCGGGCGGCGTTGATCTGGCCGCCGGTGAAGAAGGTGCCCGGGTAGATGAAGCCGATCGCCGAACTCAGCCGCTTCTGGATCGAGAAGCTGTTGAAGGTCGTCGCGTTGCGCAGCATCGAGCCGGTGATCGTGATGGTCTCGGCGGTGCCGCCGGCATCGTCCGCCGGCCCCGGCGCGACGGTGATCTGCGACCCGTCGGTGTTCTTGGCGGTGACGCGGAAATACCCGTTCGCGCCCGAGGTCGAGAAGCCCGCGACCTTGATCCACTGGCCGACAGTCACGTCGTCGAAGTCGCTGGCGACGCCGGTGAATGTGCCGGCCGAACCGTCCGACGCGGTCTGGGCGGCGGCGATGCCGGTGGCAGAGATCGCCAGATTCGCGGTCCACGCGCCGGTCAGCAGGCCGGCCAGCAGGGCGTCGGTGTTGTTGTAGGAGATACCGAACTGCAGGTTGCCGCGGGCCTGGACGTCCTGGGTGACGGCGGCCGAGACCTGCCAGTCGGAGCGGATCTCGCCCGGCCGCGTGCGGTTCTTCTGCTCGCTGAAGCCCTCGGAGTTGACCCGGAACTTCTGATAGGCGCCCGAGGTCGCCGGGGAGGTGCCCCAGGTCGCCTCGGTCGCATGGGAGAGTTCGAGATCGTTGGAATCGGTGCCAGCGAGATACGAAGCGGTCGCCATGTCGGCCTCCTTTCAGGGAACGAGAGAGCGCCGCCGCAAGCGGGCGCCGTGGTGGATCGGGGGTGTCGGGAGCGGTCAGCCGACCGCGAGCAGGCGGAACGTGATGCCGTAGGAGATGCCCCAGAACACGCCCTCGAGGCCGGGGATCTCGCGCTCGCCGGAGGTGCCCGGCAGGCGCTCATCGAAGCGGACGCCGTTCTGTTCCTCGCCGCGGAACAGCTCCCAGAGGCCGTCTCCAACCGCGTCGGCAGCGGCCTCGGTGGCGCCGAGCGGGACCATGACGTGCACCATGAAGGCGCCGGCCTCGTCCCACATCGGCGCATCGGGCGCCCCGATGTCTGCCCGGCGGATGCCGGACCCCGGATAGGCGATCATCGCCCACGGGCCCGCCGGCGGCGTGAAGGTCTCGTTCGGCCGCTTGATCGGCGCGGCGGTCTCGTCCCAGCCGGCGAGGATGGTCTCGACGGCAGCCTTGACGATGGCGCTGGTCATCGGCGCCTCTTCGGCGAGAGCTGGATGTACGGGTACCTGGTGTCGCGCGAAGCCGTGGCGCCGAGGAACGTGCCGTAGGAGAACCGCACGTCGACGATGTTGCCGAACCGCGCCTTCACGATGGCGGTCGCCGCCTCATAGACCCCGTCCGGCGCCTGCTTCTTCGACCAGCCCTTTTCGATCTTCCGGGCGTAGGGCAGCAGGTTTACGAAGGTGACGATGTCGTCGGGCTGCACGTCGACCGGGGGCTCGCGCTCCTCGCCGTTGACCAGCAGCAGGTGGCGGTCGCGATAGACGATGCTGTCGACGGTCTTCGGGTTCTGGTCGACCGGCGAAAGCTGCGCCAGGGCCTCCCAGGTGAAGTCGATCGCAGCCGCGCGGACCGCGAACAGGGCCACCACGACGCCGCCGGGCTTCACGCTCTCGATCGCCGCGCCACGGCGCCCGTCGACGATGACCTCGTGTCCGACCCGCTGGCCTGTCGCGCGGTCGTTGATGGCGCTCACTTCGGCGATGGTCTCGCGCGCCACCCGGATCAGCATCTGCCGGCGAGGCTCGCCGGTCAGCCGCTCCCGCAGGTGGACGACGGCCTCGCGCGGCTTGAGGCGGGCCATCAGCCCCGGACCTGCAGATCCCAGGCGACCGGAACGCCGTCGCCGTAGATCGCCGTGGCATTCACGACGGTGAACTGCTTGCCCTCGAACGTCAGCCGGTCGGTCGCCTTCGGGCTGTCCGACATGCCGGCATCGTCCAGCGCGTCCTCCAGGATGACCACGCGCCGGTCGCCGACCTGGACGCCGCCCGCGATCTCCTCGGCCGAGTAGCCGGCGATCGCGGCGCGGACGCTGTAGTCGCGGCTGAAATCGAAGGTGACGGCCGCATCCTCGGCCGCATCGGCGGCGAGCACGGGCGTGAACGGCACGTTCGTGAAGCGGTTCGACGACGCGGCGACCGGGCTGGCGATCGTGTAGACCGTCGCGTCCCCCGCGATCGTGAAGGTGTCGCCGCCCAGCAGCTTGCCGACGGTGAACGTGGCGTCTATCGAGATCGCCGACACCCCGGCCAGCGCCGCGGCGTAGACCTTGAAGCTGGAGCCCTGCGGCGGGCTCTGCGTGATGCCGGACCCGGTCGTGCTGCGATAGGTGACGGTCGCGCCCCAGGACGCTTCGAGCTGCCACATCTGCTGGTCGGTGTCGCGCTCGACCGGCTGCACCGCATCGATGGTGAAGGGGCTGCCGCCGAAGGTCAGCACGTCGCCGGCGGCCGGCGATGCCACCTCGGCGCGCCGGACGTGGAACCGGGTGCGGTCGACGACGACCTTGATCGGCCCCATCTGCACCGGCTCTCCGCCGCCCTGGCGGATGACCCGGCAGTTGACCGCCGAGCCGCCGTCGGGCGTGAAGGTCGACAGCCGACCGCGCGTCTGGAACAGCGTGCGGACGTGGGGAGTGAAGTCCATCGCGAGGAACTCCTCGAGCGGCTGGAAGGGAAAGCAGGTCAGCGCAGAACCGGGCGTGCAGTTGACGACGCGGACGCCGGCCTGGCGCAGTGCGGCGGTCATGCGCTCCATCGGCGCCATGAAGCGCTCGTAATGGGCGGCTTCCGGCTCCTTGATCGTGCGGTCGTGCCAGTGGCCGACCGGCCTGAACTCGAACCCCAGGAGGGCGATCAGCGGCGACCCGAACAGGGAGGCCACGTTGATCGCGGATCCGCCGGCATCGATTGCGGCGCCGGTCTTCGTCGGGTCGACCGAGAGGGGCGTCACCGGATCGCGCGGGACGTAGCGAACGCCTGACGCCAGCAGCGCCTCGGTGATCCGCTTCGCCTTGCCGTCCGGGATGTTCGGGGTGCCGCGCTTGTCGAGCTCGGCGCGGCTGATCTTGTACTGGCCGGTGTGCAGGTGCAGCCGTTGCCAGTTCGCGTCTATCCAGCGCGGGTCGCACCAGTAGAGCACGTCGGCCCATGGCGCGAGGGTCAGGCCCGACTCCTTGACCCCGATGACGCGACCGCGCCCGCGCAGGATCGAGGCGTCGAAGCCCTTGAGGGAAGCGCCACCCCCGAGAATGAAGCAGGTCTCGCCCGCCCACTCCCGGGGGATGCGCCAAGGCGTCGGCTTCACGCGATCAGGTGCGCTTGCCCTGGATCAGCGCCCGCGGGCGGGTGCAGATCTCGAGGGCGTTCATCTGGGTATCCAGATGGATGCCCTTGCCGTTCAGCATCATGTACTGCTTCATGTACAGGCGCCGACCCATGGTGTTCACGGTCTCGATGTAGTCGGCCGGCGCGTAGTAGGTCCGGAAGAGCCCGGGAACGCCCGTCGGGAAGATGTGGCACTTGTCGGTGTTGACGAAGGTCGTCGAGCCGACGGAGCCGCGGTAGTTCTCCCACATGATTCCGCCGAACGGAAACGCGCCGTAGGACAGACCGCCCTGGACGTAGCCCTGGCGGAGTTCCTGGGCCGCCGTCCAGTTCTTGTAGGTCTCGCGGACCTCCGGATGCGCGATCAGGTCGTCGAAGAACGCGTCGCCGCAGAACGCATGCAGACCGGAGAACGGGAGCCCCTCGAGGACACCCGCCATCGACCGGACCACGCCCGCACAGGCCTTGCGAAGAGCGCCGGACGCCGGCGCGGTGTTGTCCAGGTCGAAGTCGACCTCGGTCAGCTGCGACACGCCGAACTCCGTGAACAGGTTCAGAGTGGTGCCATCGGCGTAGGTGACCGTGCCCTTGACCGCGCCGATCCGGCTGTACTCCTGCGTTGCCGCGTAAGACTGGGTGTGGATGGCACCGCGCTCGGCGACCTTCCCCATCACCGTCTCGATCTCGGTCTCGGACCCGAATGCCCGGACGCCCTGGACCTCCTCGGCCATGACCGAGTCCTCGATCGGGAAGTGCGGGACGGTCAAATTGCGCAGGGTGCGCTTGACCTTGGTCAGGGTTCCGCCGGGCGCGCCGCGGGCGGCGGGCGAGACGAGCGCGAGGGTCCCATCCTTCTCCTCGATGGCAACCGAGGTGGTGGTGACTCCGGACTCGTTGAACAGCCCCATCTGTCCGATGCGGCCGGGCACGAACCTGATCTTGTTGACCGCGTCCGTGAGGTTGGTGACGCTGAACGCGTCGGAGTTGAAGACGTCGAGCATAACCATGGTCTTTGCTCCTTCGTGATCGGCGGTTCAGCGCCGTCGTGGTGTCAGGGAACCGCTCAGTCGCGGACGATGATGCCGAGCAGCGCGAGGCTCGCGATGGTCAGGACGCGCTCGTTCCCGGTGGAGGTCTCCGTCGGGAACGTCAGCAGGTTGCCGTTCACCTCGGCATCGCGGGCGATGTAGGTGCGGGTCTGCGTCTCGGTGGAGTCGGACGCGCCGGGGTAGACCATGATGCCCTTGGCCTGGGCGACCAGGTCGCCGGCCGAATCCAGGGTGCCGGTCATGGTGGTCAGGCCGCCGGAGCCGTCGTCCTGGACGATCTCGCCCACGACGAGGGTCTGGCCGACCGCGATGGCCGCGCTCTCGCGCGAGCGGGTGCCGGCGGCTTCCGACAGGATGAAGTTGGCCGCCGGGTAGGCTTCCGTCAGGGTGGTCATGGTTCAGCCCTCCTTCGGCTGCGTGGCTTCGATGCGTGCGTTGACCTTGCCGACGGCCTTGTTCCAGCCCTCGGCGGCGTTCGGAACGCCGGTATCGGCGGCGATCGAACTGCGGATCTCCGGGCTCTGCGCCTTCACGATGCGATCCCAGAGCGAGGCGCGGACATCCTCGACGGACGTGCCGGCGGCGATGTAGGCGTCGGCCGCATCCGCCTTGATGGCGGGCGCCAGCAGGCCGGCGTCCTTGACCAGGGCCCGGGTGGTCTCGACAGAGCCGACCTTGGCCTTGACCTGGTCCATGGTCGCCTTCTCGCGGATCAGCGGGCCGGCCAGCGCCGGGCAGCCGTTGGCCGCGCAGTATTCCGCGATCTCCGCCGGGTCTGCGGCCTTCGGGGTCTCGGGCGCGGGCGGATCGGCCTCGGCCTTCTCGCCATCGCCCTTGCCCGCCTCTTCCTCGGGCTCGACCTCGGGCTCCGGGGTGTCATCCTCCGGGGCTTCCGGCGCCTCGGGCTCCGAGGCGGTCGCGCTCGCGCGCACGTCGGTGGGTGCCGCGGAACCCATGAGGCTCCGCAGGTGGTCGCTGATTGCCATCACGGCCTCCTGTTACTGAAGCGGTCGGCCGAACGGCCGGCGGGCGATGTCCCGGGCGAACGCCTGGAACACGTCGATCGGATCGGCGATGCCGTCCGCGAGGCGGAGGCGCACGGCCTCCTGGCCGACGAAGGTGGCGGCCTGGGTGTCGATCACGGCCTTCTCGGAGATGCCGCGCCACTTCGCGACCCGGCCGACGAACTCCCGGCCGAGGTAGTCGATGCGGGCCTGGATCCGGTCTGCGGCGTCGGCGCTCAGATCCTCGAACGGGTTGCCGTCGGCCTTCCTCTCGCCGAACCGGAACACCGTCGCCTTGATGCCCTCGGCTTCCAGCATCGTCTGGTAGGACATATGCACCACGACGGCGCCGATGGAGCCGACGCCGGCGGTGCTGGACGCCAGCCAGACCTCATCGGCGGCGCAGGCGAGCAGGTAGCCGGCCGAGTAGGCCATCTCGTCGGAAACCGCGATGATCGGCTTGCGCCCGCGGGCTGCGAAGATCCAGTCGGCCAGCTGGAACGCGCCGTGGACTTCTCCGCCGGCCGTGTGATGGTCGAGTATGATGCCGCGGACCATCGTGGAGTCCATGGCGGTCTGGAACTGCGCCCCGATCCCGTCGTAGCCCATCACGCCGGACGATTTGCCGATGAAGCCCTGCTTGTGCGCCAGGCTGCCAGAGATGTTGATGACCGCGATGCCGCTCGACGGGTCGAACAGGAACGGCATGCCTCCGCTGCGGTCGACCATTCGCTTTTCCTGCAGCGGCCCGGCCTTCGGCGCCTGCACGAACTCAGCTGACGCCGCCACGTTCACCTCGACCCCCTGGCGGCGCAGCACGGCCGCGACGACCACCTCGGCCTTCGTCGGGTGCGCCAGCAGCGGCTCGTTGATCAGCCGCGACAGGACGTGCGGATAGTCGTGGGGTTGCGTCATGCGCACCTCCCGGTGTCAGGCTGCGGCGCGGACCTGCGTGCGGCGGAACGCCTCGACGATCACGTCTTCGTCGTCCTGGCGGTACTCGATGATCTGGCCGGGGCCGGCGAACGGCAGCTGCTGGCCCCACTTCAGGCCCCACTTCCGCTCGTAGTCCTCCGGGCGCTCCACCAGAGGGCTCCGGTGCTTCACGAAGCAGACGTAGCGGGTCGCCCGCATGTGCATGGCGATGTGCATCGGCCCGACCCCCATCGAGAGGGAGCAGGCCGCCTCCTGGTAAAGCGCGGCCCGGACGGAAAGGTCGATCGCCGCCTCGCGACACCACCGGAACCCCTGCGGCAGCCGGCCGGCGGCGGTCGCGGTGTCCGGCACCATCACCACGTCGTGGCCCTCGGCCATCAACGTCGAGGCGGCACCCAGCCATTCGCCGATGTCGCAGTTCTTCTCCGGAACCGCCGGGTTCTGCCGGATCGTGATCACGGCGGCGCCCGGGTGCGGCGACGGCACGGAGGCCCGCAGGCGGCGCACGTCCCGGCCGGCGGCGTGCTGGCGGATCGTCTCGGCGACGAAGGTCGAGGGCTTGAGTGCGTCGGACCGGCGGCGCCATTCCTCCGCACGCGCCGGGTCCGTGATCATCTCGACTCCCGCGCCCGGCAGCAGCCGGCAGGCGGGGACGATGACGCGCTCGACCCTGGCCATCTTGTCGGCCGCCGAGAGCGCCTTGTCCTTCGGCGACCTGTCGCGGAACCGGTCGGCCAGGACGACGAAGCGCACAACCTCATAGCCGGCCATCGCGTCGACCGTGGCGATCCAGGGGACGATGTCGAACGTCGCCGGCCGCTCGGCCATGTCGTAGACCGCGACCCTCATGCCGCCTGCTTCCCCTGGCTGTCCTGCTGTCCGTCCTGCGCCGACTGGCCGGGCTGCTGGGTCGACCCGCTGCCCTTCTTCTGCCTGCCGTCGGAATCGTACTTCAGCCCCAGCTTGTCGGCCCGCGCGTTGTCCGCAGCCTGCTCGGCGTCGATCTCTGCGGAGTCGAGGCCGCGCTCGGATGCTTTCTGCGACCGCGAGGCGATGCCGGCGCGGATCTCGGCTTCGGTCGCCTCGATGTCCTGGGTCGGATTGATGTAGGGCCACGCCTGCGGCACCCACTTCACCACGTCCTGCGCTTCCGCCGGCCGCAGCGCGCCCGTCAGACGCGCCGTCGCCATCCATCGCGACCACACCGGCCGGCAGAACTGATAGACCAGAATGTGGTGCTGCCACATCTCGCACCGGCGCTTGAACTCGTTGAACGCCGCGCGCCAGGTCCGGTCGTTGAGGCTGCTGAAGTCGCCCGTCAGCTGCTCGTACAGCAGGCCTGCGAAAGCGGCGATCAGCCGATGCTGGTCGCGCTTGTACACCTCGTACATGCCGCCGACGTCCTGGGGGCTGCTCCACTCCAGTTCTTCGCCGGGCTCCAGGAGGTTGATCGTCCCCGGTTCCGACGACACCGACCCGATGCCGTCCTCTAGCTCGGCATCCTCGCCCCAGATGTCCTTCAGTTCCTCGGCGGTGATGCCCTGCGGCAGGTTGCGCTTGACCGACCCGACGTACATCGCCGCGACCTTCTTGCGCATCAGTTCGGCGTCGTCGTAGCCGTCCAGGTCCTTCAGCTTCGGCAACGCTTGGGTGATCCAGGGAACGCCGCGGACCTGGCCGGGCCGGGCGCTGAACGCGTCATAGACGTGCAGCACCTCGGAAGCCGGCACGCGCACCGGCATCATGTCGAAGGTCTGGAGGACTTGCCGGTCGGACGGATGCTGGCGGTACATCCAGTATGCGACCCGCTGACCGACGGGGTTGAACTCGACCCCCTGCCGGATCCAGCCGCGCCCGTTCGGCAGCGTCTCGTTCTTGTCCATGGGCACGTAGTCGGATTCCAGCACCTGGAGCTGGAGCGGGACCGTCAGGCCGTCTTCCGGGCGCCTCGGGCGGAACCGGATGAAGCACTCGCCGGATACGGGGAGGGCGCGGGCGATCTGCGCCTGCATGCCGTAGAAGTCGAGCGTTCCGTCGGCCGATGCCTCGTCCGTCCAGCGCGCCCACAGATCGCGGGCCCGCGTCGAGGTCGGCTGCGGCATGATCCCGGTGCCGACGATGTTCGCCGCCAGCCGGTCGGCGATGACCTTCGCGAGACCGTTCTTGCGGTCGGCGTCGCGAGCCTGCGCCCGCAGCGCGTCCGACGAATAGTCGAGTGCGGCGTTCGGTCCGAAGCTGCCGACGCGCATCGCCAGCGAGCGTCGGCCGGTGCCGGTCGTCTCATAGGCAGTCGAGGCGCGCGGCTCCACATAGACCGACGTCCCCTTGATCCTGAAGCGCACGGGCGAGCGAGCGGCCATCGGCTAGAACCCCTTGCTCGTGGTGAACCGCAGCGTGCGGGTCCGCTTGACGGTCGACCCGGCGACCTCGTTCTCGATCAGCCGCAGCGTCTCGCGCATCTCGGCCAGCGACCGATAGACGACGCGCGAGCCGTCGCTGTAGGTCACATCCTTGGCGCCGGCAGCGATGGCAGCCTTCAGAGCGTCGGCGTCGTCCTGAGTCCAGGCCATGCGCCCTCCTACCGGCTCATGAACGAGCTGCGCACCGAGCGCCGTCTCTTCGGCTTCGCCGGCGCATCCACGGCCTTGACCACGGGCGCGGGCGCCGGTGCGGCTTCGGTTTCGGCCGCCTCGACCTCGGGATCCGCCTGGGGCTCATCGGCCTCCGGCTCGGCGACTTGCGGCGTGACCGGCAGGCGCCCGGCCTCGACTGCACGCAGGAACCGCCGGTCGACCTGTTGCAGCCCGCACACCGCGGCATAGGCGTAGACCAGGCAGACGCCGGCCTCGTGGCTTTCCTTCGGCTTGACCCACTCGGTGAACCCACCCTTGCGGATCGTCAGGCGCTCGCGCGTCAGCTGGCGAAACCATTCGTCGTCCAGATCCTCGGACCCGCTCGGGGCCTGCGCCGGGAAGTGGACGTAGCGTGCACCCGGCCGCTCGACCGCCAGGGACCGGTAGACGAAGTCGCGCGCCGCGTTGCCGCCGATCAGGTAGACCGTCCCACCCTTGCCCTTCGACGGCTTGCGGGGCCACACCGGGCGGCGGCGGCCCTTCTGTTCGGATGCACCCTTGATCGCCCAGATCCTGGGGTTGCTCTCCGACGAATGGGCCGATGCAAACTCGTAGGTCTCGGCCGTGTGGTGGCCGCCGGAGTCGATCGCCGCAGCGGAGATCGGATACCGCCGGCCGTCGACCGCGACGAACCCGCGCTTGAGCAGGTCGTACAGCTCCTGCCAGACCTTCGGGCCCGACGGGTCGCCGCGGATGATCCAGTGCCCGATCAGCCAGCACTCGGAGCCCTTGCCCCAGCCGTAGATGCTCGCCTCGATGCGCGGATCGACGCCCTCGGCCGACTGCACGTCGGCACCCACCGTCAGGAACAGCACCCCGGGCGGCAGCTCGGATGGGTACGCCTCGCGCCGGCCGGTGAACCTCTCGACCTTCAGTTCCTGGCCATAGGTCAGTTTGTACGGCCGGCCGAGGCGGAGGTTGACGAACGGCTGAACCAGCGTCGCCGGGTCGCTCTGTGCGTCGAGCCATTCCTGGACGATCACAGGCCAGGCCGCGTTCGGGTTGAGAGACATGCCGGTCCAGAGGTGGAAGCCGGCATGCCCGGGCGTGCGGGGCTTGGCCGTCGGCCGCCATTCGCCGGCGGCATCCATCTCGACCTTGTGGCCCTCCTCGATCACGCAGCCGTTGCGGCAGACGTACCAGACCCCCTTGATCGTGCCGCCGTCGTCGAGCTCCCACTTCAGGCCGTGGGCGACCTCGGGGCCGCCCCACTCCAGGAACTGCATCTCCCCGCAGTGCGGGCAGGGGACGAAGTACCGCCGCTGGTCCGACCTCAGCCACTCTCGCCAGACCCGCGACGTCTCTTCGATGACCGGCGTGCCGCCGCGGATCTGCTTGCGGTTCCAGTAGGTCTCGCCACGGGTCCAGAACAGCTTGAACTTGTCGCCCTGGCTCTTGGCGCCGGCCGACGACCAGCCCTCGGCGTCGACCTCGTCTGCGGCCTGGAACCGCGCCGGGTAGCGGCGGAACGCATCGTCAGACGCCGCACCCCGGAGCCTCAACACTCCGCCGTTCGACAGGAAGATGTCGGTCAGCGTGTCCCTGGCCTCGCCCTTGCGGATCGGCCGCATCAGCCGCGCGAGCGCCGGTGTGTCCCGCAACATCGGCCCGACCTCCGAGCGTCCGAAGTCCTCGGCGTCGGGGATGGTCGGCTGCGCGATGGCACACGTCGTCGGGTCCTGCTCGAGGTGGTAGGCCGTCGCCAGAAGCAGCAGTCGCGTGTACCCGACGCGCGCCGCCTTCGGGACGGTGATCAGCGGAATCGTCGGGTCGCAGAATGCGTCGAGGATGCCGCGCTGGTAGCCGTAGAGCTTGATCCGGCCCGTCTCGGCGCCAGTGCCGGCGGGCAGGTACCCGTGGCGATCCGCCCATTCGGACCCGGTGATCCGGCGGCGGATCATCAGGGCGTGGCCGCGGACCTGGCGAAGCGACTCCGTCAGTGCCGCCTGGCCGAAGGCATACTCACCCCGCTTGTGCTGGCCGATCCTGAGCGAGGCGTCCATCGTAGGTCAGCGCCTCCAGGGCGTCGGTGATCGCCTCGTCGACCAGCTCCTGGATCGCAGGCGCGCTCGTCATCGAAGCGGCGCGGCCTGCGACCTTGGATCCGACCGACTGCAGGTGCGTGCGCACCGCGGCGTATTCCTGGGTGACGACGTCGACAACGTCGGCGACCGCGACCACGCTCCGAAGCGTCTCGTCGGCCTCGACCTCGGCCGTGATCGCCTGGGCGACGGCTCGGCGGCGATCGGCCTCGTCCTTGGTGATCTTGTCGGCGCCGCCCTCGTACCGGGCGACCGCGTCATCGACCGCCCGCTTGATCCGCCACTCCATGATCTCGGCGACGGACAACTCCCACTCGATGCCGGCTGAGCGATCGGCCCGGGTGATCACCGGCGCGCCAAGATCGATCCATCGGCCGAGCGTCTGGCGCGTCACGCCGATGATCGCCGCGGCCTCATTGAGGTTGAAGGTCCGAGCGGACTTCGATGCCATCCGATCCGCCCCGCGATGTTGATGTTGAACGGCCGGTCAGAAGCTCTCAGCCGGTGGATTTGCACGGCTGGTTGCCCGACCCGTGGTGGGCGCCCCCTCCCAGGGGCCCCGTCGAGGCGGGGGAGGCGGTGCCGGCGCCGGCCGACCGGCGGGTGTGGCCGTCGAGCATCGCGTCGAGCGGGGCCGCGTCGCCGCCCCAGAGCGCGAGGCGGCGGGTGATCTCGCGGCGGTCGAGCGGAGCGGCCGGCTGGTCAGGCTGCATGGGCATCGCTGCGCCTCCAGGTGGCGAACACTTCCGCGTGGCTCGGTCCGATCGCGCGCCGGGACTGCTCTGCGAAGTCGGTGAGGAACGGATAGGCATCGAGCGGCGTATCGGTGGGGTCTCGCTTGACCGTGCGGTTCACCAGGTACAACCCGGCGGGCCGGCATGCTGCGATTCGGGCGCCGTAGTAGGCGAGATTGGCCGGCGTCATGTGCTGCATCGACATGGTGTTGACGATGAGGTCGCCGCCCCACTGGCCGGATGGGTGCGCCAGTGTCACCCGGTCCGTGAACGCCTCGGCGAGGCGGAGCACTTCGGGAAGATCGACCAGAGTCACGCTCGCGTAGAACTCGGCGAGCACATGGGCGAGGTGGCCGTAGCCGCCTCCGATGTCGACGACCGAGCGAGCATGCGGGGCCAGCTCGAGGATCCGGCATGCGTAGTACGCTGACCAGATCGAGGTCGAGGTGACGCGCACCCCGTCGAGGCGCCAGTCGGCGCCGCCGCAGCGGCCGTCGTCTTCAATCAGCCTGTCGAACAGGCCGACATCCGACACCATCGCCCGGAACCGGTCGCGCATGGTGCGCAGCGCAGGTATGGCGATTGCGGCAGTCGGCCGGGCGTACCAGTCGCCATCGAATGCCGCCGTCTGGTCAGGCCACTTCTGGTGGCCCGCCGATATTCGGTGCGAACGAAATTGCGCGATTGCCTCGGGCGAATAGTCGAGGCTGGAACGGTGCGCCTCGGGGCCGTCGCCGGGACGCCACGTCGGCACATCAGCCCTATCGGCCATCTGGCAGGGTACGCGTAAGATAGTTGCCGAGTTCGGCAACCTGGATCTTGACTCCCTCCACGTCCGCCTTGGTGGCCAGCGCCGGTCCCTCGATCAGGTCGACGGCAACACCATCGATCGGCATCAGCACCGGGAACAGCCCGTTGCCCTGCACCTCGAAGTCCAGGGTGTCACCATCGACGCCATCCGGATGGATATAAAACCGGACCTCGCCGACGCGCCCACGCTGGATACGCAGTCGGTGGTCGATGACGCCCTTGTGCTCGGCGTCGACCAGGTAGGTCTCCAGGGTTTTCATGATTTCCTCGGGATTGGAGTGGCCTGACGGAATCGAATCGACGTGACCGGGATGGAAGCCCGGCGCCTAGCCTCTCGGCCAAGACCGCGATTTGGTATCGATCTCGATGTCCTGATCACCACGCTTCCGCACCCGGCGCCACCGATGGCCGTCGAGGGCCTGGAGGCGGTGCCTGGGTGCTCCCGGGCAGGATGCGAGCATCCCCATCACGGACGGAGCGTAGTCAGCCTGGAATATGCAGCGTTTCGGCTACCGGGTCAACCAACGCGTGGTGGGCGGCTGCCCGATGTCGATCTGTTCTGCCGATAGTCCGAGTGCCTCCGCGTCGGATCGGAGAGCGGCGAAGTCCGGGCTCCGGCGGCGGCCGTTCTCCTCCGCGTCGGCAAGCAGATCGCGCATCGCCAACTCGGCGACTTCCCGGCCGCCCCGCATGGACTCGACCATGTAGGCTCGGGTGACTCGCAACGCCGCCGCCGCCTCCGTCTGGATGTCGAAGGCTTCGCACGCCTCGGCCAAACTGTTCTTCAGGTCGAGGAACAACCGGTTGGAGGCGACCAGCCAGGGCTCGGAGGCACCGGGGAACGGGACGCTGTGAACCGGAGCGTGCTCGCCGATGGTCCTGATGCCACCGGACGACAACACGCCACCTGTCGCCCATGGTTGCGGAACGTGCGGCATCACCGGCGCCGCTACCAGCGCTGTCGACCCGAGGAGGAACTGGCGACGATGCATGTTCATGCCTCCGGCAGCATGTCGGCCATGGCACTGATGGTGTTCTGCACCTGCGTCAAGATCCGCGCGTAGTCTTCCGACGACCCGTAGAACGGGTACGCGAGGTTCGTGTACCGGATGCTCAAGGGGCCGACCCTCTCGATGCCGTCGGTGTCTCCGGTCAGCGCCCGCGACATGGCATCCTCGAACTCCCGCCGCGCCAAGTCCAGCATCTCCGCCGGCGATGCCAACCAGGCCTCACCCATGATCAGTTCGGCCGGTCCGACCAGGAACGCCCCGCTTGCGGTGGTCGCTCCGGCGCTGATGAGAAACTGGCGGCGGTTCATCCGCGCGCTCTGTCGATCCGGCTGCACTGACGCCAGATGTTGACGCAGTTCCAGGCAACACCGATGCCAGCCACGAACGTGACGACCGCGGCCACCCACTGAATCGCGGTCAGAACCTCAGCCATCACTTCTCCTTGGCCGACATGTACCGTCGGCCGTTCAGCACGATCTCGTCCGGCGCGACGTCAGGAGCAGCGGGGCCGGTCTGGATGGTCATCCGCCGAGCTGTCCGACCGACGACTGCGACACCGGCGGAATCCTCGCCGATCGTCGTCTCGCCCTTCGGCCACGACGCGCCGGACAGGTCGTCGCTATACCGCAACATGCTCTCGCCCTCCGGCGGTGTCGCATTCGCCAAGGCGTCGAGCGCCATTGTCACGTAGTGCCTCGGCACCTGATCTGCGGTCCCGTATAACCGCAAGTCCTGTGCGGCAACCGCTGCTATGCGCAACGCAGCTAATTGCGCCTCCACCCTCTCTGCCCGCGCCAGAAGCGCCGCCTCGAGTTCCGGCACACCGAGCCCGAGAACGCGGGCTTCCTCTATGAGGCCGGCGAATTGCCCGTCGAGGGCGGGATCCGCCTTGCCCTCGATCACCACCCGCTTCCCGTCCGACGGATCTGATGTCGTCGGACGGCTCCGCCGCACCGTCAAATCCTCGGTAACCTCGACCCGCATACCGTCACGGAATTCAATGGCCGCGAAGGATCCTGACTCGTGATCGAGGCCGAACACGGCGTCGGCAATCATCACGATTTCGTCGAGGCGAACAGTATCGCTCTCGTGAAGCTTTCGGTCAGTTTTCATGGCCGCCATCCTACCCCACCTTCCGCAAGCTCGACAGGTGCACCCTGACCCCGCTGTTCGCCAGCACCGCCCGGATCCCGTCGATCCCGGCAATCCGGTCGACATAGTCGGTGCCCTCGATCTCGACCTCGTCCCCCGGCTTCACATCGGCCGCAGCGCTCCGCTTCCGCATGGCCTTGGGCAGCGGGCCACGGAACTCGCCCTGCGCCTCCCGCAGGATCAGCGACCGGATCTCCGCTCCTGGCAGCACGGACGGCGCGTCGTCGGTCGTCAGCACGGGGCCGTGCGCGTGGTCGATGCCCCGCACCGCGATCCAGTCGACGGCATACCCGCGCCAGGCGCCCATGAGGACGTAGCCGGGGAAGATCGGGCGCTCGATCTCGCGGTAAGGCTGCTCGGGCTGGTGCTTCCGGGTGCGCTTCGCCCGGATCCAGAACGACATCAGCGGCACGTAGGCAGCCAGCCGCATCAGCCCCAGGTCGTCCTTGACCTCCGCCTCCCGGCCGATCTCGCACCGCAGCGCGTACCACGTCATCTCGGTTGTCGAGATCGGCACCTCTTCGCCGAGCCCGTCGCCCAGCCGCGGTCCGAGATCCCTCGCGCGTGCGGTCGGCAGGATCGTCACCGGCAGGCCTCCGGACCGGGCGACCCGGCCAACGATCGTCAGGCCGGTCGGGCCGCCTGCGGTGAACACCGCATCGCATCGAAAGTTCGCGCACCAGAACCTGCCCCGCGGCAGTCGGGTCGAGAAGTGCCCGCAGCTGGGACAATCAGGACATGACGCGTCCGGTTCCCGGCCGGCCGAAAGCTCCGGGTCCGGCCGTACGCCGCGCAGGCCGAGGTCTTCGGTCATGACGACACCACCTTGAGTTCCGGCTGATCGACTGCAATCAGCTTCTTGCGCACCAGGCGCGCGACGATCACCTTGTTTCGGAACGCCGGCATGTCCCGCATGCCCGCCTTCCACATCCTGGCCAGACGCTCGTCCCCGCCCTCGTACTCGGCCGAACTCGGCGCAACGAGGCAGACGGTCCCGTGATGGCGTCCGTTGCTCGACCTGCCCGCCGGCATCGGCCGCAGCCGCGCGACCTCGGCGTCGGCGATCGGCTGGTCGAAGTAGCTCGGGCTGGCCGGCGGCCAGGTCCCGCTGCCCTTCCGCTTCGCCGTCGCCGTGGTGACGCCGGCGATGACGTCGGCCTCGGTGCAGCCGGCCGCCAACCACCGCCTGGCCATCTCCTCGACGCCGGACCACAAGCCCGGCCGCTCCGTCCCGAGGCCGACGATCTCGCAAACCTTCCCTGCCAGCTCGCGCGCGCAGTCGTCGTCGTCAGGGTGGGCGGGGGGATTAAGGGG